CGGGGCCGTCAGGCCCTCGGGTGCATCCCGTTGTTGGGCAGACCTTACCGGAGCAAAATCAATGATTATTTATGAACTTATCGTAGATCACGATGACACTTGGTATTCCCTTGGATTATTCCAAGACGCTGAGACGGCCATATCAATTGCGACCGCCAGGGATGGCGTTGACGGTAAATCCGTGAGTGAAGGCGGTGAGGATGGTGAGCGCCTATTTGTTCGCCGTCGCATCCTTGGCCATTTTGATCCCTGCGGGGATGTTGGTATTGATGTTGCTGAAATTGTCAGGGAACCCACCTATCAGGAATCAACAGATTCGTACCCCTTTTGGACTTCCAAGATCACCCGTCTGCCCAACCTCCAGGATCAGCGGGCCGATGCCCAGGAGAAGCCATGACAACCACAAAGAATCCCGTGGCATCGGCTCCGATGCATCCAGTTGTTGGGCAGCCGATGTACGCTGTTTTCGGGCGGCATGTAAGCCGAGGTATAACACAGATGTCTATCCCACTTACATTAGACGAAGCCAAACGGTTTATGAAGTTTGCAAAATGTTACATGTTTTACACTAAAAGGCGTATTCGCAGGCTGCCCAACACAGTAATGGACCGCTCGCCGTCTATTGCAGTTCGTACGGATGGCGGCCTATCACAACCGCAGCGGGCCGATGCCCAGGAGAAGCCATGAAACGATTTGCCTTAGCCTTTATCACTTACATTCTCTCAGTCCCGTGCGCCATCGCCGTTGGATTGGGGCTGGCTGTGTTTTCGCCAATCCTTGTGGCGTACTGGCTTGGTAAGCGCATGCAGCAGGACGATACGATATGACTATCCCCAGCTTCTATTCAGCCGAGCAAATCATTGAGGAACTAGAAGCCGATGGGTACGGGTGGGACATCGGCCACACCGGACGCCTGCGAGAGTGCCGCATCTGGCGATGGCCTACCGTTGTCGGGCGGTATCGGCCAGAGAAACCAGAGCCACTTGCCGACATGCTCCGAGGCGCGTTGAAGGACATGGCCAACGGCGGGAGGAATGTGTAATGCCATTGAAAGACCCGGAAGCCCGGCGAATTTGGGTAAACGACTACACCAGACGCAGACGATCTGACCCGATAAAGAAAGCTAGACAAGACGAATTGCGCCGGGCTAGATACCCAAAGATCAAAGACCGGCTTAATGCCATAAGGCGCAAGCTATCAGCGGACAGGGCCTTAAGCCGACCTACACCACAGAAGAAGGTAATCACCGTGCAAGACAAATCAGAGTCCATCAAAGAGAAGCGGGCCACTAGGGCAGCGGAAGCCCGAGATGCCATCCTGGATATTATCCCGAAGGATGGGACCGTCCACCGGGTCCAGGACGTGAGACGGCAAGCTAAGTGCAGCGGGCCTACGCTTCAGGATGCACTTGCCGGAACCGATATTCAGACGATAAAAAGCGGGAAGACAGTCTTCCTCTACCGGATGCCATAAGGAACATCATGGGAATCATCATGCTCGCGCTGCTACTGGCGCTTTTCATCCTACTGATCAACGCTCTCACGCGCAAATCGAAGCGCCGGGTTGAGCAGGAGGACCGTGCCGAGGCGGAGCGCCTGAAGCGAATCGCCCGGATCATGGCCGAACCGGAGGACCATGACAAGGAAACGCCCCGGAGTTTCAAATGATCGACTGGCTTTCTACTTCGCGGGATACGGGAAGGGCTATGGAGGCGGCGGATTACGCTTGGCCAAATTTCCAGAAATACGCGCAATCCCTGAAGAATGTCTCTCGTATTGAACGCAGGGCGACTTCCTTTGTGCTCTACGAGTCACAAGGTTTGCCTGTTTCCGACTTTGAAGATAACCCGCTGATAGACTGGCTTTTTAGCCGGGGGAAATCCAGGTTCTTCATGGGGGTTCCCATCACAATCGTGTCCGATAATGTTTTGAAATAAGCCCCGGACCGGACATCCACTCCCATCGCTGCGCTTGGGGTACGGGGGAAAATGGACGGGGCAAGGGGGATGGGGGTATGGTGACAATTTTTGTCAGTTGAAGTCTAGGACGCTTCCCATATGGTCCCCATCGCCAAACGTGGGCAATGAGGGGAAAGCTCTTCAATGACCAAACGTAAGCCAGTCGCGTAAGTGCTGGCGTTTTGAGTTCTTAGTATAATCCGCCTGATCGCCGGATGGTATTACGCCCAAAGGGAAATGCGGGTTCGAGTCCCGTAGAACTCACCAAGCGGATCTAGACCGCCAGTAGCCCCGGCCTCATAAACCGGACATGCTCACGACCGACCCCGGCCTAACCGCTGGGGTTTTTCGTTATTGTAGACAGCCCAGACGTGGCCCCGCCGAATGTCGTCAAAGGGGGATGGGAAAAACGGCTACCCTGCTGCTACGATGCCCCAGGCTTAACGCTTGGGGTTTTTCGTTGGCCCCGTTGACCATTCGGAAACCGTGCTAGGTTCCGAGTCCATGAAACTCGCAGGCAAGACCAGGGCCACCATCAAGGCCGATGCGCGCTCTGACATGTGGAAAGACGTCTGGATTTACCTAACGGCCCATGGTGGAGGCCCCATCCGGTCAACGGAGGTAGCCCATGCCGTAGGTTGGGAAGTCCGCGCCTTGGTGGCCTGGGTCCGCATGCGCTCCGACCTGTTCCGCACGGAATACCGGAACGCCACGGGCGAGGGGAAGGCCAGTGCCACGTACATCCTCATTGCCCCCAAGGCCATCAAGGAACCCGCGCCGATTCCCCCCGAGCACCGTTCCACGTTACCACACAGCACCACGGGTGCCCTGTTGGGGTCGGATGACTCTATCAAGATTGGTGCCGGAAAGGTGGAGTAATGAGCGAAGTGAAACGCGGAGGCCCTGGACGTCCTGCCGGGCTTCCCAACAAGGCCAGCCTTGCAATCCGTGAGGAGATGGAACGCCTTCTCGGCATGCCGGGGCCCATCGCCTTGCTCAAGGCATCGCAGAGAATCCTGATGCGCGGTGAGGAAAAAGGCGACCCCGCTTTCGTTTCCGCTGGCCTGTCTGGCATCGGCAAGAGCCTGGAATACGCCTACCCCAAACTCAAGAGCGTGGAGCTGTCGGGCAAGGTGGAGTTGATCCCCGAACCGATTGAGCCAGGACCACCGCCCACTGACGGCATTGGCCCAGCGTGATGCGCTAGGCCGTGCAGGTATCCGGCAATCAAAAGGCCCAACATGATTTTCTGTGGGATATGAAACCAGGGGAATCGTTGTACGTTGGCGGCCTTGGGTGTCTAGCTGGGGACACCCTCATCGCTATGGGGGATGGAACTGAGCGGCGCATAGACGATCTATGGGCCGCCGCTGTTCCGTTTTATTGCGTCACCACTAGGGGGGTTGTCCAATGCCCTCCCCCAGTGGTCGGCCCGGTTTCCAAGATGCTAAGGTTCACCATGGAATCAGGTCGAACCGTTACGGTCACGCCTGACCATCGGTTTTATTCTGGGACCGCCTGGATTCGTTCCGAAGACGCACTAGCCGGGACAGCTTTGCTCTGTTCTCCGCTGACATGTTATGCTTCTTCCCAGATAGCGTCTTCCTTAGGTGTTCAGCATTTGACGCAAATACCCGGAGATTTTCCGGCCTATTATCACCAGTATCCCCGTTTATGTGGTCAACAACCTCAGTCGGGAGAAGGTAACGCGCCAGGACTTGCTCCATCACAAGCCGATGTTCACGGACTCGACCTGAAGCAGATGCATGAGGGTGGGCAGGCTTCCAAATCAATTTGTAGCCGTGCTTATCGATTATCACCCCGCCCTTCCACGCAGGGTTGCTTTCTCCCCTATGATGCGGCATATTTGACGGGAGATCGAGATCACGAAGAAGGCGTCGAACATCCTCCCCGCGCATCTGCACATCTCTCCCAATCTGGCCAGTTGTCCAGCCAAGTGCATGAAGCTCACGGATTCGAGGCTCCATTATCCAACGGCGTGCTTTTGGGTTACGGGATCCAGGGGGGCGAGGCATGGGATAGCCCTTTCATGGGCTCTAATATAGTTGGGTGGGATAGGATTGCAACGGTAGAACACGTTCCGAATTCCGTTTTTTACGACATCAACGTTCCGGGCTTCGGCCATTACCTAGCCAACGGCCTATGGCACCACAACAGCGGCAAGAGTTGGGCAGGTGCTCGGAAATTGCTCTTGCTGCACCAGCGCAACCAATGCGCCGGGATGGCGATTGCCCCGACCTATGGCGACCTTCACCGCTTTGTGATCCCGGCCCTCATGAAGGCGCTCACGGAATGGGGGTGGCCATACAAGGATCAATCCCGCTCTGACGTTCCCTGTATCATCGTGGGGGACTATCCTATCTGGCTTCTATCGGCAGAGGATCCCCGCCGCTTCGCTGGTTTTGAGGTCGCCCATGGGTGGGTCGATGAAGCGGCGCGCATCAAGACCAGCGAAGACCCTTTGCGCGATGCCCCCACGCAGATCCGGTCCCGTGTGCGTGGCTTCTCCGATAGCCCATGGCACCGTCTGCACCTCCTCTGCACGACCACTCCCGAGGGCCTAGACACCTGGGTCCAACGGGACTTCATCGACCATCCCACGCCAGACCGGCGATATTACCGGGGACTGACCACCAAGAACCCGGCCCTTCCGCCGGGCTATGTTGCCTCCCTGATGGCATCCTTCTCCGCTGACGTGGCGAAGCAGTACTTGGAAGGGCTGGCCGTTGACGTTGGCGGATCCCGAGCTCACCCCGGCTTCCTGGCCCTTGCCAACGTGCGAGAGTTCAACGATGCCCCGGGCCTGCCCCTGCACCTGGGGGCCGACTACAACGTCGATCCCATGGGCTGGTGTCTTGGCCAATACGTGGACGGTGAAGTGCGGATCCTTGATGAACTATTCCTGACCGGCGGGACCACAGTGGACGCGGCAATATACGAGGCCCACGCCAAGGGATGGGGTCGGGCCGTTGTCCACCTCCACCCGGACAAGAGCAGCAAGGCCCGCAGCACGACCGGGGACAGTGAGTTCAAGGTGATGCAGCAGACCGCGCAATCTCTGGGGTGGAAGTACACCGGATCCGCGTCCGGGGCAAACCCCCCGGTTGCCGCCCGTATCGCCAACCTGTCCCGCCTATGTTGTGCCGCCGACGGTCGCCGACGGTTGGTCGTGCATCCCCGCTGCACCCGGATTATCCAAGAGCTAGAGCGGACCAAGCTTCTGACCTCGGGCGGATACGACCCGGGCGATAAGGGGGATCGTGGGCATATCCTGGACGCCTTGGGATACCTCGCCTGGGACGTTACCAGACCGCCGGTCACGAATGGATCCATCGCCCTGCCGGGGCTCTAGGAAACCGCTCCGGTTCGCGCCAATGCTCCGCCCAAGACGCTGGCGGGCGTGTTCCCTACTCTCGCCCCCGGTGATCCAGTCCCCCTCTCCGCAGAGTGGAAGCGGCTATCCCAGCCCCGGAAGTTTTGGGAGGAGTCCTACGAGGCTTCCGGCCTAGAGTATTTCGATGCTGGGGACCTGACCGGCGCGGATATCCTGCCCAAGCACGAGAACGAATCGGACAAGCGGTATTCCCGGCGCAAGCAAACGGCCATGGTGCGCCCTCTGGTCCGTCACCTTGTTGATCGGTACGTTGACCACGTCTTCCGTCAGTCTCCCCAGCGTACCGCCTCGGGAATGGCGTCCTTGCTCTTGGCCGATGCCAACGGTCGGGGGAAGTCGATCCACAACGTCATCCGATCCACCGAAACAACCGCAATGGTCTTGGGCGTGGCTTACGGGCTCATCGACAACACCGCCGACGGGGTCTACGGCACTGCCGCCCAAGAGCAGGCAGCCGGGGCACGCCCGATTGTCCGCGAGATTGAGCCGCAACAGGTCATCTGGGAGCGCTGCTGGGAAGATGACGTGGTCGAGGCCGTCATCGTGATGGCGGGCCGTTCCGGGGCTCCGTTCTTGTGGATGGTCAACGAGGAATCTACCCAGCGCGTCAACCTTACCGGGGAGGAGGATAACCCGGCCTCTTGGCGTGTGCAGGAGGTTGAGGAGCCGGTTGCCCACACCTACGGCGGCTGCCCGCTGATCAGGATGGAACTTGGCAGCGATGATGCCCCGGTTGCTGGCCCATGGTGCGAAGGTCAACGACGCATCGCTGTGCTGGAAACGCTCCTCTTGGAGGAGTTGCATAACGTCACCTTCACGACGCACGTTTTTACGAACGTCTCAAAGGATACGATTGGGCAGGCGACTATTGGGAGCGGGATGGCGCTTTGCCTTGCTCCTCAGGAGGGCGGGGCCACGCCGGGGGTAAGCAAACTTTCCGCTGACGTTTCACAGGCCGGGAGCCTCCGGGAACAATTGGCCTATGAGGTCAATGAGCTATACCGATCCGCCGGTCTTGTCGCCGGTTCCGCAACCCAGGTTGGCCAGCCTGAGAGCGGGGTTGCCCGCGCCTTCGCCTTTAACGAAATCGAAGCACGCCTTGCGCGCCTTGCTGAAGTGGCCGAGGGATTTGAACGGCGAGTCATGGAGCGCGCCGCCGCTGGCTTCAACTTCGCCCCCGCCGACCCCGTGAACTACGCCCGCGAGTTCGCCCCCCTGGACCTGTCCAGCGCGGTGGAGGCTGCCGGTTCACTCAAACTCAACGGAGCCCCACCGGTCCTGGTTGCTGCCGCTTGGGAGAAACTGGCCCGCCATGCCCTCCAGATTGAGCCCGGCAGCGAACGGGACTTGATCCTTGCCGAGCAAATCAAGGCCATTGGCGAGCCACCGCGCGGCCCCCTGACCTAACCACCCGGCGGGCGGAAGCCTGCCAATTTCCGCCGGATGGCGGGAAAGCGATAGACCATGCCGAAGAAAGTTGACTTTGAAGGCGTCGAGCTGGAACTTGATGACGAGATTGCCGACAAGGTAATTGCCGCCCGTCAGAACCAGAAGGAACGCCTCCGCACCCTGTCTGAGCAGGTTTCCGCCCTCAGCGCCAAGGAAGCCGAGGCCAAGGCCGCCGCCGCTGCCGCCGCTCAGGAGGCCGAGGTGGCCAAGCTCACCAGCAAGGGCGAGTTTGAAGCGGCCCTCAAGAAAGCGACCGAACAGCACGGCCAGACCATCGGCAAGCTCAAGGCCAACCTCAAGGCGACCGCTCTCAAGTCGGCCATTCTGAAGACTCCCGGCGTGATCACCGAAGCCGCTGACGATATTCTCTCGCTAACCGGTTCGGTTTGCGACTACGACCTGGAAACGGGAAACCTCGTAGTCATTGGCGAGGGCGGACGCCCCCGTCTTGATTCTGAGGGAAAGCCCCTGGGCGTGGATGCGTTCTTGGCTGAAATCCTCGATAAGCGCCCCTACCTCCGCGCCGCTTCAACGGCTCCGGGTTCTGGCGCAGGAATTGGCCGTCCCGCTACCGGGGCCACGGTCAAGACCATCAGCCTCTCCGAGTACACCACCCGGATGCGCGACCCCGCCCAATCAACCACTACCGCCCGCGACATCGCCGCCGGTAAGCTCAAAATCTCAGAGTAAACCATGCCCAATACTTTCACCCCCATCATCCCCAACCTCACGGCCTCCATGCGCCGGGTTCTGGCCGAACGTGCCGCCCTGCCTTCGATGGTCATGACCGACTTCCGCGCTGATCAGGTCGCACTGAGCCAGTCCGTCCCGGTCCCCTTCGCGCCCGCCGTTGCTGGTGCCGACCGTACCCCCGCTGCAACCTTCACGGTTGCATCTGACCGTACCGTGACCAGCACCAACATCACCATCACCAAGGACCGCAAGTTCCCGTTCCACATGACGGGCGACGACTTTTTGCGCATGCAGCAGAACCCCGAGTTCATGCCCCTGAGCATGGCTCAGGCCATGCGCGCTTGGCGTAACGAGGTGCATGCCGACATCGCTGGCCTGCACGTTGACGCCGCCGGTTATTACAGCACCAGCACCCCGTCTTCCGGTGCGTCCCTCGGCGTTGCTGGAACCACTCCGTTTGCCTCGGATATCAGCTTGATCACTGGCGCTGAAAAGCTGCTCAACGACTCCCTGGCCCCGTCGGAAGACCGGTTCCTCTTCATCGACACCGCCGCCAAGGCCAACCTCGGAAACCTGGGCCAGTTGGTCAAGGTGAGCGAGGCTGGCTCCAGCGACCTCCTGCGCCAGGGCATCATCGGCCAGCTTGCTGGCTTCAATGTGGTTTGGGGTAACGACGTGAAAACCGGCGCGACCATTGCCGGTACCGGCTATCTGGTCAACGGCGCGGCTGCCGCTGGCGCTACCTCGATCATCGTGGACACCGGCACTGGTGCCATTCCTGAGGGCACGGTAATTTCGTTCGCCGCTGACACGACAAACCGTTATGTTCTGGCCGCTGCCCACGCTGGCGGCGCGGGCACCCTGACCCTCACCAGCGGTCTGGTCAACGGCATTGCGGACAACAACGCCATCACCCTGTCGGCTGGTCGCCGGAATCTGGCCTTCCACCGTGAAGCCATCGGTCTGGCTATCCGTCTCCCCCGCCTGCCGGACGGTGGCGATGCTGGTGAACACATCGAGGTTATGGATCCTGAAACCGGCATCGGCTGCCGCTTCTCGACCTACAAGGGCTACGGCCTGAATAACTACGAGCTTTCCAGTGCATGGGGCGTCTCCGTGGTTCGCCCGGAACTGCTCAAGCTCGTCCTGGGATAATCAGACCGCAACAACGGCCCACGCTCCATCCGGGGCGTGGGTTTTTGTTTTCTGTAAGGGTAAGGGGCACGAATGAAGGCAGGCGATACATTCACTCCGGTCGTTACGGTACGGACCACGGCAGGGGTAGCGACTGACGGCCTTGCCGCATCGATAATCCCCGTGACCTACCTGGACGGGGCCTCGGTTGCGCCTACCTACGCAGTAACCGGAATCGGCGGCGGGACCGGGCGGTATAAAGTCGCCTTTACCCTGCCCGTTACGCTGGGATGGTGGCAAGCCTTTATCGCTTGTTCTGGCTACGTGGTTGAGTCTGGCTTGTGGCTGGCCGAGATTGGGCAGCAGGACAACGACTCCCTATATGCGCTGGTAGCCGCCCCTGCCGTGTCCGCTTCCTCTGCCGCCCGCATCGGCGCAGAATATAACCTGACCATGAACGCCCGCCGCCGGGCTGCCGTTACCATGACTGTGCAGAACGCTGCCGGTGTGGCGGTGGACCTTTCTGGGTACAGCAACTACCGTTTCACTGTGTGGGACTCAACCCATTCCGGCGGTTCGGCCTTCTACACGCTCAACAGCGGGATCACGGGTTCCGCTCTTGGCGTGCTGGCCTTCACGGTCCCGGAAACCGCCGCCTTCTTCTCCCAGATGGATACGGCAATCACCGCTGGCCAGAATAGCGTTGATGTTTTCTACGATGTGATTGCTGACGCTGGCGGTGTCGCTGGCAATACGGAAGCCATCGTGCGGGGCATCATCACACTGACCCGCTGGGAGGGGGCCGTCTGATGGGCATCCCCGTCGCACTCCCTGACCCGCTGACGCCCGCAAGTCGCCCGCTATTTGGGCTGGCAGGGCTGGCTACTACCGGTATTTCCGGCGACCTGACGTTGACCAAGACGGGGACCACGGCGCGGACCGTGACCTTCCCGGATGCTGCCGGAACCGTGGCGTTGCTGGGGTTGGCGCAGACTTGGACGGCGGCGCAAGCGTTCCGGGCCAATGGATCGCACTTTTTTGGTGTCGTCGCTACTACCGGACTTACCAACGTTACAGCAGACGGTGGCAACTCAGGGACAAACGGAGGGGCATCGTATTTTGTGCGTGGCAATGGAGTCACGACCGCCGCCTGGGGCAACTTTTCGTCCATCCTTGGCGGCGCGTATGATGCCCGAACGGTGATTTACAGTGCGTCTACCGATTTGCTGTTCAACATCGGCTCTGCGACTGTTGGGAGGTTTGACACCAGTGGCAACCTCGGCATCGGCGTAACCCCCGCCGCAGGCAACGGCCTCCTGCAACTCGCCAGTGGAACTACTAGGGCGAACGGCATATGGATGGGAGATTTCCCAATATTCAGGGCGGGTACGGGAGTTTTGGCCATCGGGGACGGAACAACGGCAGCCAGCACACAGACCACTGTCGGCGCAGCGGGCGGAGCTTCGGCTCTCCCGGCCACCCCAACTGGGTATCTTAGAATTTCAATTAGTGGAACGATCCGAAAAATCCCATTTTACGCGGACTGATCATGGCCCCCCCGACTATCCTAGAAGCGATTGGCCTTTACGAGTCAATCCCCTCAATCGTGGGCTCCGATGGAGACGCTACGATAAAACAGCGGGCCATGGCCTGTGAGATTGTCCGTCTCCCCGACATTATCCCGCCGGGTGAATCTATTCCCCAGCCAGACCCCCGTGGTTGGCGCGTCCAGTACCCACAAGAGAAGTCTATCACCCTTGCCAGCGGTGAGGTCATCCCTCGTGGAATTGGTCCCACGGTCCCCCCGCTCTATGCCTCGGACCTCATCGGCCAGACCGTGGAAATCGGCGGTCAGCAATGGCCCATTGCCCTGTGCTTTGCCATCATCAACGCCGTGTATGTGCGCGAGGCTACCACCTTGCCACCGCCCCCGTCTGAGTGAGGATCCCGCCATGATCACCGCCACCGAAATCACCGACTTCATTGACCAGCATTCGCGCAATCTGCTCATCCCCCGAGATGGACATGCAGCCTTGATGCAGATCCTTCAGGCGGCCCGACAAAAGATTGCCGAGTCTGCCCAAGAAACCGAAGCAGGCGGACCCGGGTAACATGACGAACCGCCCGCCTCCGCCGCCTCCGCGTCCGCCATTTTGCGAAGAAACCACTCAGATTATCAGATCAAGCCACTCCATTGCTGACGACGAAAGCGGACACATGCCACACACTTCCCCGATTGTCGGAAGTGCCACCCGCATCAAGGTGGAGCTAGGCACCCTGGCCAAGTGGGCCGCTTGCGTAATCGCCGCCACTGGCTGGGCGTGGTCGCTCTGGTACGACGTGCAGCGCCTCAAGGAAGAGACGCGGGAGATGCGCTCCGAGGCAAAGCAAATGGCGGCTGACGTGGCGACCATCAAGCGGGTCGTCATGCCCCAGGCTTACGCCTCGGCAAACCAAGAGACCCCCCGCCTTGTGCTGCCAAACGTGGGGGTTCCTGAAGGTGAATAGGCCCGGCCTTCCGTTTGGCATCCTCTCCCTTGGCGTGTGGGTTATCCTATGCGCCGTCCTTCTTTCTGGGTGTTTCGCTCGTGAAGAAGTCGCCAAAGAGGTCCAGACGGAACAGGTCCGCACCACAACGCAGACCACGACCGCGCCCGTGGTGGTGGAGTCCCCTATCGGTCAGGTGACGATTCAGCCCGCCAAGGTGGAACAGGTGCAAACGGTTGAGCGCCGCCAAGTGACCGACACCCAGGCCAAGGCCGAAACTTCCGTGCAGGTTCCGCAGCCGATTGCCCAAGCCGTCCCCGCTGTGACCGCTGGCCTTGGCGGATTGATCCCCGGCCTTGGCGGGATTGCCGGGCTGGCCTTTGGGCTCTGGCAGTGGCTTGGCAAGGCCCGTGCTGTCGGGACTCTGGGGGCGGTCGTCTCCGCTGTGGAGGACTTCAAGGCCGACTCTGCCAATGCCCCAGCGGTCCAGAAGCTGGAGACGGCCCTATCCCGCAAAATGGACCGACGCCACAAAAAGCAGGTGAAAGACCTCAAGCCCTAGCGACCCGCGCCGGTTCGCCCGCACGCAATCAATAAGGACGATCCCGCCATGACCCCGCTATTCCCCCGAGGCGTTATTGCCTGCCAAGTGATGGCCCCGATTTCCGGTGCCGCCGCATCGCTTCGCTCCCTCCTGCCCGGGGGTGTGCTGACGCAGATTGGGTCCCGGGAAGTGGTCGGCTTTAAGATCAACCCGATCACCACCGCAATTGAACTTCAGACCACGGCCAACACGACCGGGATTCAGATTCCCCCCGGTGTGTTTAACGAGGTCTACGATCAAGCCCCGCTTGATTCGACGTTCCTCGCCTCGACCACGGCGGGGACGGTCTCGGTTGGGCTGCTTTTGTTCTTGGCAACCCCTCCCTGATAGGGGTGCCCCGTGGCAGATCAAACGCTGACGGCTGATAGCAACTTCGACAGCGCAAGCATCCTGGGCCTCGCTAACGGTGAAAACATCACCTTGGCGGGGTTCTCCCTTACGTGCGACAGCGATACACGGTGGGGCCAGCAAGCCGCCGTCTTTGGGAACATCAACCCCAGTGCGACCCTTGGCGGGGACGTGTTGTGGGATTCTACCCGCGTTTGGTGGATGGCTTACGATGCCCCCTCTGGCAACGTCCCGGCCTTGGGTACCGCTGGCGTCCAGAACTGCACCGGGGCAACCTCGGGGGCAACCGGTGAGTTCCTGGGTATCTGGGGCTCAATCCCTGGCGCGCCAGTAGCTGCCGCTGCCGCCATCCCCGCAACGGGATGGATCAAGTTTCGCTCCAAGGTCGGCACATTCCAGGATAACGAGGTCATCACGCTCCCAGGCGGGGCAACGATCACCGCCAACAGCGCGACCGGTGGGCAGCGCGGGTGGTTGCATTTCGTTGGAGAGGCAGGCTCATCGTGCGCCGCCGTCCGCCTGGGGTCCGTGAATGCCACGGGCGACTGGTTCGAGCTTGGCATCACTGACGGGACGGATGACCAGACCTTTGCTATTCCGGTTTTGGATCACGTCCCAATCATTTGGGTCGAAACTGGCGTCGGCTCTGGGGTCTACGAAAAGTGGGTAAATCCCGGGTTCCGCTGGGGGAATTCCGTGCAAATGGTTCCAACGGACATCCGGGGAAAAATGTTCGGCCAATGGAAAGAAGTCACCGGCACCAGCACGTCCGGAAATGGCATCGTGACGATGACTGACACGGCAGGCTTCCTTGTTGGCATGCCAGTAGGTTCCCCGGCGAACGCCCTTGGCCACGTTGCAGACGGCGCGGTAATCACCGCGATTGTCCCAAATACGTCCGTTACCCTGTCAAAGAACGCCACTCAGTCAGGCGCTTTCACCTTCCGATCGCCCCTTGGGACGATCACCATTGCCCGCCGTGCGACCAACGCTTGCGGGTTCAAGCCTGCCGCTGGCCTTCGCGTCAGGGTTCCAAATGCGTGGATGTCAACCGCTGACTCCGCGTCCTGGACTGGAAACCAAAACTGGTTTATCTCAGCAACCAGCAAATGGGAAATCACCGCAGCCGGTGGCGGCATTGTGGTTTTCGACAAGGTGAACTGCCTCTGGTATCACAACACCAGCGGGGCCTACCAGTGGGAGATGCGGAATTGCGGTGTCCCTGGAAACGCGGGCATTCAATCGGGCAACACCACGCTGCCGCTAATTTTCGACGACAACGGCGGGGGCGGTGACTGCCCACAAACAGCGTCTATTCTCAACCTGAATATTCTTGTCGATGGATCGTCCATCCAAAGGAACTGTCTAACTAGAATCAATAACCGCGCCGTGGCCGACCGCATCATGACATCGTCTGACGGGGCGGGGGTTACGTTCAATGATAACGTTTTCACCATGTTTGGGGGTGAGGGGTCCATAGAGCGTGCGTTTGGCGACAACCGCATGATTGAGGTGTCTCGCTGGACTGATTCAACCATGGACGGGAACACGTTTATCGGCGGCACGGTATTAATCAACACGATGCTGCGCTGTAGTGTAAATGATCACACTTACGCAGACAAAATGAACGGGGCAACTACCTCGACAAATCCGCTTATTGCGATTGTTATACAAACACAGTCCGTTGATTGTGAAATAAAAAATATTTCGCTACTAAGTGGCCTGTCTAACGTCCATCCTTATTTCCAATTGGTTTTCATTCAGACCGGATGCCTTGGCATAAAGGTCCGCGACATCGGAACCATCGCAGCCCCATTGAATATGGGCAGCGCAAATGCTTGCGGATACGCCGTCAATCTCGCTACTTGCAGTGATTGCCAGCTTAACCGGATCTACACGACCACCGCACGACTTAACGTCTTTAACTCAAACAACGCCACGACCCGCCTTGTCTGTGACAACGTGTGGGGCGGTGCCGCTAGCGACTACATCGTGCGCCAAGTGGATTCCGTGTGCCGGGGCATGTACGGGACCCCGTCGTCTACTGGCGCTCAGTCGGTATACGGCTCTCACTGGACGGACGCTTTTAATTCGCCCACGACGGGCCTTGTTCGCCTGTACATGAACGAGCCGACCGCCGATAGCGCGGACCAGCTTGCCGTCACCTCGGGTGTTCCGGCGTTCACCGCTGGCGGCCAGCTTTCCATGCCGACCGTTGGCGACCAGATTGTCGCAACGATGCCTTACTTCGCCATTGGGCACACGTCGCTTGCGAACATCGCCCCCGTCCTGTCTGGAACGCTGACTGCAAATATGTCCTTTGAGTTCCAGTACGATTTCGGCAGCGGGTGGAACGGCACTTGGTTAACCCTGGACGCAACGAATCTATCGGGGGCCGGTGCCATATCCCCGACCACTGGCTTCAAGTTGCGGATCCGGGTCACGGTGGTCACGGCGGACCCCACCAATGCGCTGACCGGAATCCGGATCGACACAGTTACGGACGCCACGAGCCAGCAAGAGGTCTATCCCTACCAGTACACCGGGGCGGGGACGATGCCCGCCTTTGTGGCTGGGAGCCGGGTGCAGATTTACAACGTGACGACCTCAACCGAGATTTACAACGAATCACAGGCTGGGACCTCGTTAATCTATCAGTACTACACCGGCACCGGCATCAGCGATGGTGACACCGTGCGGGTGCGGATTGCTCGGGCTGGGTATCTGCCGTTTGAAGGATTCGCGGTCGCCAGCATTTCCGGGTTTGGCGTGATCGGCTCTCAGGTTGTGGATTCGATTTACGTTGGAAATGGGATCGATGGCTCTGCTGTAACCGAGTTCACACCCGATTACCCGAACATTCAAATCGACATCAACGACCCGGACAACACCACGAGCCTCCAGCGTTTTTATGCTTGGGCAAAATACAACGAGTCACTTGCCATCGGCATTGAGGTATTCTTCAATGCCGTTACAGCGGACAACGCTCTGGCCTATACGATCCACAACGACATTGCCGATATCTACCTAGACAACGTAAAGACGGCGGGGCTCAAGATAACCGGGGGCTGGCTCTACCGTGATGATGGAGCAATCCCGGTAGCGGCGACCTCCACCGGCCCGATTTACTTTGAGAGCGGGATCCGGCTTGTTACGGCCAACGCCCCCAGCCCGTGGGCTGTCGTCTCCCAGAATGGGCGGAACTACGGGGCGGAACACCGGGACATGTACGCCGTTCTCGTGGGGGCCACCGCTGGCCGTGGTTCCCCGGCTGAGGTCTTCAAAGATCCCACCGGGGCCGGTCGTGTGACCTCCAACAATGACGGGACCAACCGGACAAGCGTTGTCGTGAGTGGGTCGTGACCGCTGACGTTCATTTCGGCGGGGTTCACTTCGGGCCGATTCACTTCGGCTCAATCCACCTTGCCGGGTCCATAGGGGTCATCCATTCGATTTTTGGGATGCGCCGTCTCCGTGTTGCGGCGGTGGCTGCGTGCAACTCTGCCACGGTGGCCACTGCCGCCGGATTCTCGCCAGCGGCCTGGACGGACGCCGCCGCCCCTCACGTATTCTCCGGGATCGCCCGGGGCTGGATCGGTGGCCGTAACCGGGGACGATTGCCGTTTGTCGAGGTTGCGGTAGTGTCCGACTCAGGAAGCCCGGTCGTCACTGAGCAGGGTGGCGACCTGACACAGACGCTGGTGATCCGCTGCCACGCCGGGGGCGGCTTGCTAGAGTCCGACTCCCAGACGCTCCGCATCCTTTCCGCCTGCCTAGCGGAAACTCGGGCCAGCCCTACGCAGCTTCCAGAGCTTGGCCCGTGCCGTATGGGCGAGCTTCGACAAGGGCACTGGGGGCATGTGCGTGAGGCCGCTTTAACCGTCGTGCAGACCTACTATCGTTAAGCCATGACCACCGCCGGATCCGTCCTCCGTGATGCCGCCGTGACCGCCTGCCAAGGGGCCACGATTGCCGCCGCTGCTGGCCTTTCCGCTGGCGTGTGGGCCGACCCCGCCGCCCCTCATGTCTTTGGTGGAAATGGCGGTTTCATCGGCGGTCGCAATCGGGGGCGGCTGCCGTTCCTTGAGGTCGCCGTGATTGGCCAGACCTTCACCCCGGTTACGTCTGAGCAGGATGGCGACCTTGAGCAGACCTTGTCAATCCGCTGCCACGTTGGAGGGAGTGTCATTGAGGAGGCCGAGGACTTGAGCGAGAACATTTTGTCCGCCTGTCTTGTTGCCGTCCGCAATCTTGGCTCGCAGCTTGCCGTCCTTGGCTCTGACCGGGTATCTGGTCTTGAGCAGGGCCCCTGGGGGCATGTGCGTGAGGCCACCCTAACCGTCTCGCAGAACTTCCACCGCGACACCTACGAGGTTTTACCGTGAGCATGAACCGATTTGGGGCCGTCTTCGGCGGGGTTGTGTCCCTGTATCACGACACGGTCGCCGCCGATTACGGTGGACAGACCGTTATCGAAACGGCCATGGACCGCGCCGTGGATGCCATTGTAGCCAGCATGTCAGAACGGACATTCCAGCAGATCCAGGAAATCGACCTGGAGCAAGTCGTCCGCCGTGGCGTTGCTGGCACGACCGTCCTCCCAGCAACCACCATGAAACCGCTGATCGGCGGGTCTGTGCGTGTCTGGCGTGGCGACCGGCTGCAATTTGAAGTCAGGCCATCGGTCGGGATCACTAGCAACGGGCTCCCGGACATCGCCGCCTCCCAGTTTTCGACCGCGCTTTCGACCGGGGTTGTCACGGTCGTTAACGGGCTGGCCGATGAGGAGGTTGTGTATGTGTCCGCTGAGGTGGACACCGAAAACGCGGCCTACTCCGTCCCGTCAATCGCCCGCATGGTGTGCATCGGGGCGGCTGGCCAGCTTGGCGAAATCCTCTATTCCGAGGGCAACCAGGAATGGAGACTGGTCGAGATGTACCGCACGACCTTTGATGACTACCTTGAGGGCCTTCAGAGTGGCAGCGTCATCCCTGACGAGGTTCGCCGGGCCCGCTATTGGTCCAGCCCCACGCCGCTGTCCGGTATCTCTGGCTCCGTGGAATTGCCCCGGGGATGAATCTCTCCCAGGCCATCGCCAAAGAGGAGGAAGACCGCCAACGGCTCATGGCTGAGGCTAAGGCAATCGGTATGGGGCACGTATCCCAGGCGACCATTGCCGCGTCTCAAGCCATCATCGGGGCCATTGCCGCCGCCGATGGTGGCTCTGCCTTGGGTGAGCCGGGCCGGGACCTCCGCAAGATCCGGCAAGACCCCAAGGTCCAGCAGGCTATCCAGGCCGACCAAGCCCGCGCCTACGCTGACGCCTCCCGGCTTGTCCTGGACGCCATCGTGTCGGGCTTCGCTGTGGCTGGCCAGACCCGGGCGGTTCCGCTTGGCCTGTCTGCAACCGTGACTGAGCAGGACCGGGACGACCTATCCGGCCTTCCGGTTCTGGGGTTCACGGTTGAGGAGTGGGCCATGGACCTCGCCCGCGCCTTGGGCGATGGCATTCAGCAGGCCCTTGCCCTTCCGCTCTCGACCACCGTTGATCCACGGTCGATCCCGTCCGAGCTTGGCCGGGTCGCTGATGCCTCCGCTGGTCGCCTGTCCTTTGCCGTTGAACAGGGCCACCTTGCCGGGGTCGCTGCCGCTGTGCGCGCCGTTGGTCAGGCTCTAACCGGGAAGGCTTGAACATGCCCATTGCCGCTCCACTGACCGGCCTACCGATTGACGACCCGACCCGGCAAGAGGCCGAGGCACAGGGCGTTCTTGATGCCGATGCCGTATTTGTCCAGCTTGTGTGCCAGACCGGGCCCGGGGAGCATGATCCCGCTGGGACGCCGGATGATCGGGTGAGGCCATCTCATGCGGCGCTCCATGGTACCGTTTGGCGGCTTGATGATCCCCGTGCGCCGATCCCTCCTATGGACTTCGGGTGCTTCCTTCCTGATGCTCCTATATCCGGCATCTTTGATGGAGCATCACGCGCACTCTATAAAGGGGATGCCGTCGAGATCCGCACAAAGAGCGGTGCTAGGCTTCGGGTTACAGCGAATCACCCAACAGTTACCAGCAATGGGCTCATTGCGGCGGGCAGCATCAACAATGGGGACAAGGTGCTTGTCGATCCTCGTCAGGTCGTTGGGGGCTCCTTGGCTGAGGTAGATGAATACCACCGCCCACCCACCGCCGAGCAAGTGTTTCGTGCGCTTTTGAATGCGGGGCCGGTGTCGCATGCCCGCAACTCCCCTCATTACTTCCACGGCGACGGGGAGTCCATCAATGGCAAAATCGACGTTGTAGGGGCCTACCTGTTTTTGGGGGATTACTTCCAGCCCCAGGGAAAGAAGGTAGTTGCAGATGGAGGCCTCATAGCGGGTCATTCGGCGGGATTCCGCCCTTTCCTTGGCTCCGGCAAGGTAACATTGAGCTGTGAGGGGACGCCCATTGAGTTTGATCCTCGCAGCATTGTGGGCAGCCGCTACCTGGGCATCCCGACGATCTTTGGGCATGGAAGCCCACTTGATTCGCTCTTGCTCAGAAGAGGTTCGGATCTTGGCCCCGGCCTTCATCAGCCATCGCCGGATGGCGGGGCGGGACATGGATACCCTATTGGCTATGGAATTAATGGACTCCCCGGCATCGTAATCACTGAGGATGGAGTTGATATCGTCAACACACCCCGCCTTGATGCGGTCCGATTCGGATTTGGTCCGCATTTTTACTCCTGCCTCTACAAGCCGTTTACGGACGCCATTTGCGCTAACCCCGTATTTGTAAGCGAGATCATTAATGAGTCCTCCGGCAAGGTAATCCTTGATGAGGTTGTTGAGGTCATCCGGTTTGATTATGATGGTCATGTTTACGATTTCCGTTCTCCGTTCGGGCATGTTGTGAGCGATGGTGCATTTACAAGCAATTGCCGCTGCACGCTGGTTCACGTTGCCGCTACAGGGAAGCCGGGGGCCGTCGCTCGCCAGATCCTCCCGACCGCTCCCGCCAATCCCGAGGCGGTTCCGGGCCTGCCCTACAAGGACTGGCTAAACGACAACGCCCCGGGCTGGGAATCCATCGCTGATGTGATGAGCCGGGGCAACCCTGCCGAGGCCACCGCCCGGGGGTTCCTGGAGGCCAAGCGTCTGGGTTTGCCAGATGGCCGCGAGATCGTCCGCATGGTGTCCCAGGTGATGACCAGCCCGCCCGGGGCTCTCTCTGCCCGTGAGGTCGCATCGCTTGCCGCCAAGGTCCAGGCCGGTGGGCTGGCCCTGTCGTCTCTGCCGCCAGCCACACAGGGACAGGTGCAGTCGTATCTCGCGGGGCAGGTATGAGCGCCAACCCCCGTGGCTTGCTGCTCAAGGTTGACCAAACCAAGACCCGGCTTCGCGCTATGCTTGAGCAAGGCTGCATGGCCTTCGCTAATGGTGGGGCCGGGGGTTCCTCCGCTGGCGTTGCAGGCCGTGGTGATCCGATCGTTGATGACCGTTTCAAGGGGCAGGGGAACGCCCGGTTTGCACCACTGTCGTACGACTACGCAAGGGCCAAGGCCGGGAATGCGTCGCACTTGCGGAAGGTGCAGAAGAAACTAGGCCGCAAGGTTTCCGGCATGACCGCCGTGGCCTATCAGAGCAGCACCGGGGAGATGACTGGTCTTGGATCCAGCAAAAACCTCCCAATCCTTGTCCGATATGGAACGCTTCGACAGGCCGTGACCGCTGGTCGTGCCCGGGTGGTTATCGTTCCCACCGGTGACCGGGGCCGAGTCATCTTTGCCCGCCTGCCGGAGTATGCGAAGTACCACGCCGAAGGATCGGGATCCCTACCCGTGCGCGAACCGGTCAAGCCGAATATGGCCGACCGCGCAAAGATGATCGCCGTGATGCAGCGTTTCCTATCGGTAAGCTTGGGGCGAAATCTGAGGGTGGGCTAGGAACCCGCGCCGGTTCGCCAAGGTCTGGCCGCCATGATGATTTTCCAGCAAGGGAATCACCATGGCCGACCTTCTTGCCTATCGCGCTTTGACCTGTACGGGAGTCACCGGCCTGACCGATGTGACCATCAACGAATCCGCCAGCGTCACGGATATTTCGTATGATGGCGGCATTACGATTAACGGCGTGATGACTGACCAGCACGTCGTGGAAATCACCGCGACTTCAACCAATCTCCCGGGGATTAACGCCCTGGCGGTTGGTTCTGTGGTGTCCTCCCTTGTGGTCGTGTTCCGCCACCGTGCGGACGGTTCGGGCGCTGCCACCAGCACCCCGACCATCACCTTCACCGTTGCCGACGCCGTCTGCACTGGCAAGAGCCCCGGTGCCCCAGCTAATGGCAACGGGACCGCCTCTGTGACCTATCGCGCCAAGGCGGGCGTGTGGTCCTGATCAGCCCGGCCTACTTCCTGCCGGGCCAGCGATCCGCGCCCGCGTTCCAGATCCCGGCCCTGGCCCCGATCATGGACGCGGGCCCGTGGTCTGTTGCCGATTGGGAGCATCCGGAGCTTGGTCACGGCGTGATCGCCTACTGGACAGGATGCGCCAAGCCTGACCACCGCCCCGGTCAATGGCGCTCACTCCCCGATGGTCGGCACTACCTTGCCCCGGCGGTCCTCCCTTCTCCAGGGCAACTCTGGCGCGACTCTGGCCCCGCTGGTATCGACCTCCAGTTGTCTTCCGGCCTGTACCTGACGATCCCGCTGGCGACCCATTCCCCCCAGGTCGTGGACTTGTTCTCCGGTCAGATCACCGGCCCGGCTACGGCCTTTGGCTCCGAGGCTTTCGCGCTCTTTGATCGGATCGCCTCCGAATCCATCAATCTTACGGACCCTCAGGTCCTGCGCGTTATCGCCTTGGCCTTGATGGCCCGTTACCGCCTGACCCCTGAGCTTCTTTCGGACCTCCGGTGGATCACCACCGCCGACATTGAACCGGTCTTGTCGGCCATCATGGGTACTCACCCAAAAGCCTAGCCCGCCGACGCCGGGCCGTTGCGCTGGCGTGCGGCGGGGTCTACCCGGGGACGCCTCTTGCCCCGGCTGAAGCGGCTGCCGTAGCCGATCACCTTTGGGCCACCGGGCGTGCGCCCGTATTTCGGAGTTGAGCCATGGCAGACCTTGAGTTTACGGTAGCAATGATCGGCCAAGCCCAGGCCGAAAAGGGCTTGGACAACCTTGCTAAAAAGTCGGACCAAGTCGCTAAGTCTGAGAAGTTGCGCGAGAAGGCGACCGAGGCCGCCAACAAGGCGCAGACCAAGGCCGGAATCCCCACGTTTGGTCAGGCTGGGGCATCGTCAAAGCTGGACCCATTTAAGGCCGCGCAGTATCGCCAGAAGCAAGCAGAGGCCGCTATCAGGGCGCAGCAGCTAGACCAGAAAACGCAGGAGCGGGCGCAGCAGCAGGCGGCTAAGGTTGCAGAGGCCGCTAACGCCCCGTCTAAGTCCATCGGGGCGCGGATCGCTAGGTCTGTCGGCAAGTTCGGCGGGGCCATCGGTCAGGCTTCCGGCCTTGGCGAGGTCGGGGCCCTTGGCGCTGGTTTCGGAGCCCTGGCCGCTGGGGCCGTAGCCGTTGGCGCGACCCTCAAGCTATTCAACGGGATCCTGGCCAATTCTAACCGGCTGGCCCTCGCCAGGGTCGATGGTCAGGTCAAGGAAGCCGCCATGGACCGGACCGCCCGGGACATGAAGGCGCAGAGCGGTGTCCGTGCCTTAGAAGGCCAGGGGGCTAACCTCCTGCGGTTAGAATCCCTTGGCCCCGCCTTCGCCAAGCTAGCCAAGGATGCGGCAGTTTCGGCCAAGGGTGGAACCTCATTTGGCATTACCGACACACAAGGCGCGGTCCTTGATGCCCAGCGCGGGGGCCGTGGCCTTGACGCAACCCGGCAGATCGTGGAAGCAGCCCGCCGTCTGGCGACCCTAAGCGGTACCGGGCTGCAAGAGGCCGTGAAGCAACTTCAGGACGTTGGGTTCCGTGGCGGTGATGGCAACGTAGCTATCGGCCGGGCCCTGTCCGTCAGTGAGTCCCGCCGCGTCACCGCTGAGGAAGTCGCACGGCGTGAGGCTAACCTAGCGGGTTCCTCTGTGGCGGGCGACATCCGCGCCGGGCGGGCGCTCCAGGCGCGCACGGGTCTTGCCGAACAGGGCAACCTGGGGCTTTCCATCGAGGCCCTGACCCGGCAATTTATCGACGTGCAAAACCCGCTCATCAACTTGCAGGCCGACGCCTACCGGGAAAACTCAACAAAACTAGAGGCCCTAAAGCAGGCCCTTGATGAACAGGGCCCTTTGTGGCGAGCCTTTGACCGGCTTACCAACGGCATCAATTCCCTGTCTGGCCAATATGCTGCCCAACAGGTGGCATTGACTGGCGGGCGGACTGACTCCCTTGGCCTTGTTCAAAGTCTGGTAGGGCAATAAGAATGGCACTCGTCGCCGCTGGAACGATCGGATCAGTCACCTGTCACGGATGGTCAGGAACCCTTGCCGGTGGCCGCAACGTGGTCGATCAATTTGTACGCCCTGGCGTTGACTTCTCGGGCTTCCAGAACCTCCACAAGCGTGCCCCGGCCTCGTCTATCCAGACAACTACCGTCTGCGTGTCGCTGTCCCAGGCGGCCGCGCTTAGGACCACGGTCGAGGCCATGCCGGGGACCGTGGTCAAGGTCGTGGACCCGTTCGCCAAGACCTTCCCCGTTGTGCGTGTTGACGATGTCCAAATCGTGATGCGCGCCTGTCGTGGCAACGGTCCCACGGTCGGGTCAGTTGCTGCGTACCGGGTGGAAATCTCTTGGACACTTGAGGTGGTAGTGTGAACCCTCGCCGCGTTTGGATCCTGCCCGGGCGTACAGCTGGGGGTCAAACGTTTTTTAAGTGGGACAATCAAGCGTCTTCGTGGAAATACGAGTCCAGGCTTATCCCGATTACCGCCACGCTGTCCGCGAACTCTCGGGGGGCTGCACAGTTTCAGGTGGTCCGTACCCGCAAGATGGACCCGGGAACCCTGGTTCCCCAGCGCGCCCCGGATCAACTTTCCCCCGGCCAGTGGGTTGTGGTGTGCTCCGCTCCGGACGTTAATGGACAACCGGCATTCGACTGGAACAAAGTCGAATGGGCCGGGGCAGTGGAGTCCTTTGACGCTGGGTTAATCCCCGGGGTTGATCCATCCTACAATGGCACCATGACCGCCAACGGCTTGGGGACCATCTTAGACCAGATCATCCCCGAGTGGTGGTTGATGTCTGACGGGTCAACCGGCACCGTTATTCAGTCGCCACAACCGGCCAACATCCCAGGCTCCAATGGGGTATTGATCGGCAATTATGAATCTGCCGTAACCCCTGGCGGGGCTTTCGCTGCCCTACGTTCCCAGTGTGGGGTGGCTGGGTATCAGCTATGGACACGAAAGCGGCTGGCCGATCACGTCATAACCCGGGGAATGCCCGATGGGTGCGGGGACATCACCATCGTTGCGGATACCTCCGTTTCCGATTTCATTCAGGATACCACCGCTCCGGAGTCCTGGGACGTGGCGGGGATGGCCATCGGCCAGATATTTGACCTTCTCTTCTCCCGCTCCTATGGGATTTCATGGACGATCCGCATCGCCACAAATGGGGATTGGCAACTTGTCGTCTACGCTCTCTTGACCGAAGGGGACACGGGGGTCCCGGTCGCCACGGGGACCGATATCGACTTGAGAAACGAGGCGGTTGCCAGTCAACCCCGCGTCGTGTGGGATACCTCCAGCGTCTACGATGAAATCCGCCTAGTGGGCGGGCCGATTGTGTTCGCCGGAGCATTGGCCACCAAAGACGGATGGGCCGACAAGGGCTGGTCTGCCACGGCATTGACGGCATATAAGGCCGGGGCCTCTACCGCTTTCGACTACGGGGATTTGTCCCTGTCCCAGCAAGCGGACCGCAATGCCCAGGTTCGCGGCGGGGCTTCTCTTTCCGCCGTGTTCTCCCGGTTCTTGATTGGACCAGGGACCAACACCGGACCGATGAAGACCAGCGCGACCCCTGGCGTTGGCACCCCGACGACAAACTTTTTCCCGCTGATCACTTGGAATGGAACCACCGCCACCGCCAACCTGTCCGAGGCGCGGGATCCGGCGTGGCCTACAACGCAAGTTGAACGGATTATCCCGTGGAAGCGCGGGGTGTCTGCCAATGGCACTGCGTATGGGTTGGCCGACGATGATGCCTCCCCGTCGTATCTGCCACCATTGGCATTCGCCCGGGTCCAGTCTCGCGGCACAGACGAGCCGCTTTGGTACGACCTCGGCCAGGAATACGGACGCCGCCCCGGGTTCGGCCTCGACATCGATGATCGCGCCCCGGGCATCCGGTTGATTGCCACCCCTGCCGAGTGGCTGGGCAAGGGCGACTGGACCAGCATGGAGCCCTCCAGCCTGTCGCCAACGGCAGAAGACGCAGCTGACCTTGAGGCGGTTGGCGTCCCCGTGGTAGATTGGCGGGACGTGGTGTTGACGGTTGCAATCCCGTCCGCTCAGAAGATCGAAATCAAGAAACTCCGAAGCGGATCAACGGCTGGCCTTGCGCGGAAGACTTTGACCATCGACGCGCCCGAGCTTCAGTCTTGGTGGGTGCACGCCGGGGCCATCGTTGGCACCAAACCCAAGGCCACGACTGATGAGCAGATTGAGCCGGATGTTGTCGCTACCCTGACCCACGCCCGCAACGATTGGCCGACCGCTCAGAGGCTCGCCAATCTTGCCGCAGCCTACGCTTTTTCCGAGCGCATCACGGCGACGATTGAGCTAGGGAACATCGATAGCCTCCCGGCCTGGGCCAAGGTTGGAACGATGATCGGACGCATGACCGACTTGGGCGGATACTACGTTTTGCTTGATACCGCCGTCGAAGAGGTCGCCTACCGCTGGCAGGAAGGCCGCGTCACCGTGCGGACTGATCTTCCCCCGGCCCCGGCGTGGATGTCGCGCATCAACCAATCGGCCAGCCCGTCCCTGGGTGGATCGATGGCCTCTTCCGTGGTTGACCTCCAGAAGCGGGCCGACCGTGCGGAAGAGCGGGGGCAGAATGTGCCGGTGGTGCCCCAAAAGCCGGGGGCGGCGGCGGCGCCTGCCACGGTGTACCGGCAACTCTTAATCGGTAGCGGGAACACGCTGGCAACGATTGCGGCCATGACCATCAAGGGGCTCAAGCGCGCCTCAACGCTGACCTCCGTCCCCACGCTTGTGCCCACCTCAATCACGGCCACCTACTCGGACGGCCTGACGGCGGCTTACGACCTCGGAACGGATCCAAGCGTGACAACCGGACCCCTGGTCTGGGTTACGTCGGCAGCAACGATCACGATCAAGAATCCAGCCGGTGGAGCCGATACCACGGCAAGCAATCTCCTGAGATTCCAAATCGCTAAAGACTCTCTGGTTCTTAGCCTGTCCTCCTATCAGGTGCCGTGTGCTGCCGGTGGATATGCGACGGTCTACGTCCCGTATGTCGTGGGGGCCTGATGCCCACGGTATCGCTGACGAGTGTCGCCAGTGGGATGACCGGACCAAGCAGCCCTGGATATGCGTCTTTTGTTCCGTCTTGGTATACCCCGGTTTGTAATATCTATCTGGTTACAATTGAGTTCACGCAGGATGAGGTTCCCGTCGGGTGCGTGCCGAGGGCGCTCCCGTCCTACTCTTATCCAGGCGGCGGGAAACTGTTCCCCGTTGGGTCTTCACCTTATTGGAATTTCGGAGTCCTCGGGTCAGGGTGGGCCTCCCCTAACCTTTGCAGATTGACCGCGCTTTCGTCGCCTGGGTGGGCTACGCTATATTCTACGACAGACAACACGGCGATGATCTACGCCCCATCAGGCACTTCGGGCACTGCGTATTTCTCAACCGGCGCTCTTTTAAACGCAAAGTACATTGGATATTTTGAAAAGTATACCGGGACCGCGACAAACTCCGGCGGGTATACCGTGGCGGCAATTGATAGATATTATTTTATCACAAACATCTATCCCCTTGATTTTTATGTCTTTGACGACTCTTTGCAGGGCTCAATCTCTATCGGAATCAACGACACTTCCGGAAATATGGCAAGTATTTTTGGCGGAACGGATTATGTCCATTTAATAATCGATTCATATAGTGGATACGACAACCACATCAAGCCCGTGTATCCAGAGTCCGAAAGCGTTTATCTAAACCCAAGGCCAACCCCTTGCGTTCAGCGTCAATGGACCTATCCGGAATACGACCACCGGAACCAGCACCGGGCAAGCATGATATCCCACACAGGGGGCACGCCAGACACGCAAGATGTGGTGATGCGGTGTGGGGAAGTGCCGTCCACCTCCCCGACAGCCGTATCAACATTCCGCCTCAATTGGACCACCGGATTTTGGATCCGGCCCGGGGTATCTGCGCGCATTGTGGTGTACGGGTACATTTTCACAATTGCGGGGACGACCCATACACTATTCTGGTACAACGCACTGGGGAAGCTGATCAACGCTGGCGGGACGGTCTTTTCTGGAACTGCCATTGGAATAAACGGCGACTGGTACGAAACGGGAATGGTGACGCCCCCCGCTGGGGCAGTGTATCTGCGAACCGAGACGGAAAACGGCGGGACCACCATCCAAAATACTCTGGTCTTTTTCCCAGAGCAGATTTGCCCGCCACATTGGGCGACCCTCTACGGCGACTGGTGCCCCGGCAACTACCTCAAGCTCTCGGTCACGGCCAGCGACTTCCCCTAGGGGCTTGAACTTTCCGGAATGGCCGGATAGTTGCCCATGTCGAATGCGGTGTGGAAGCCGCAGGAGAGCAGTACAACCGAACAGCCGCCCTGCACGTTGGACTTAACCCCCAACGCTTCCACCTTGGCAGGACGGCGGTTCGGTTGGATTGTTTCCAGACATCCCCACTGGCCTAGTCCACCCAGCCGCCGCCCAAACCTGGGGCGTTAAAAGTCCCCGTGATGGAGGGGCTGGCCAATAGCGGGGCCGGGGGCTGGGCACACGGCGGGTGAGGCGTCAAACGTCACACCCCAATACGCGCCTGGGATCGGTGAATATGGAAACACCAGGGACGGGCGGCAAGCCTCGATCCGTTTCCTCGATGCCCGATCCCCCCGCCGTTCCTGACCAGCGACGTAGCCCTAGAATACTCTTGCGCCTGCAAAGGTTCGTTAGTCGTTTGCTCCTGCCGTCTGCATCCGTCCCTGGGACGATACGAGGCACAGCATGCGCGAGAGGAGAAGGGGCCACCGGAGTAGAGGCGGCTGAAATCCCGATAGGGATGCAGAAAAGGGTGGGGTGTTTTGCGTGATGCTCCGACGACTCGCGGGATAGACCTTGTTGACAAGCGGCATATCGCCGCAAGCTACCAGGACAAGGGGCAAGTATGCCGAAGAAAAACAAAGAACGCACGCCTTCCCAGGACATCCGAGACCTCATTCACCATTACGGCCTAAGCGGTCGGCAAGCCGCCCGGCGTATGGGGGTTGATGAGGCCACTATCCGCCGCTGGATTGCCGGGAGCGTGCCCATCCCGCTGGCCGCTCAGACCGCCGCGCCGATCCTGCTGGGTGCCCCGCCGGGGACCAAGGTCAAGACTCCCGAGCGTACCCCCACCAAGGTCAAGGCCATCAAATGAAACTTCGCTACATCGTGGCCCTTGTGGCGTGTGCGTCTCTGTCCGTTGGGGTGGCTGGCGTGATCGTCTGGCAGGGCGGAATCACCAACGCCGAACGGGTCGCCGCCGTGCTGGTTGGGGTGGTGCTGGCCTGGGTAATGGTGAGCGTTAAGCGTGACGAAAGATATCACTTGACGTGCGGCGCGATGCCGCATGATGTGGACCATGAGCAGTGAAAAACGCTGGAGAAGCAATTCCGCATGGTCGGACGTAACGCCCCAAAGGCCACCGGAAACCCCGGAGCAAATGGCCAAGATCAGGGCAGAAAACCAGCGGAGACATGCCGCCGATAAGCGATATGTGAACCTCACCGTTGAAATAAACCTAGCCGCCATCAAGGCACAGGCTTGCGGGCGATTCATGCCCAAAGAACCATTTTACACCGGGAAGCTTAAATGAGCACATTCACCTTTACTAAAGCCGAGAAGACGCAGGCTAAGCTACGCCTTGCCATCCTTGGCCCTACCGGAGCGGGGAAGACCTACACCGCCCTCTCGATCACCGAAGGCCGTAGGGTTGCCGTTATTGATTCTGAAAACAGATCTTCATGCAAGTATGCCGATCGTTTCAATTTCGATGTTCTTGATATCCCCGACCGGGACCCACGCACTTATCTTGCTGCCATCCACGCAGCTGAAGAATCTGGTTATGAGGTGGTAATAATTGATAGCTTGACGCATGGATGGAAGGGGGCCCTTGAACTTGTTGACCAGGAGACTACTCGAAGCCGGTCGTCTAACTCCTTTCAGTCTTGGGGGAAAGTTACTCCAATTTGGGATGCCTTGATGCAATCTATCAACGGCAGCAAGATTCATGTTATCGCCACGATACGCAGCAAAACGGAATGGCTCATTGAGGAAAACGATCGTGGTAAAAAGGTGCCTCGAAAAGTTGGGACAAAGCCAGAGTGTAGGGATGGTGTAGAGTATGATTTCGACGTTGTCCTAGAGCTTGACCAAGATCACAACGCCTGGACCACAAAGACCCGTTGCGCCGATCTTGACGGCAAGACCTGGAAGAACCCTAGCGCGGCTGACTTTGGCGCGGTGGTCTTTGGTTGGCTGGAGTCTGGGGCACCGGCTCCAATCGCTGCCCAACCGGCAGCCGCAACCGCCGCCATCCCATCGGCAAAGCCAGTCTGGACCACTGAACAAAAGGCCGAGGCAGGGGCCTTGAAGACCCGCATCCTTGCCGCATCACCTGACCGGGCCGCATCGCTAGACGCCCTCAGTAAGGCCGGGCTACCCGCCAGCGAAACCATCGACCGCCTCAACGAAATCGCCCGGGAGGTCGGAGCATGAGCCAGCCCCCCGAGTTCTGCCCTGTGCTGATCAGCCGCCGGGAAATTGAGACCCTAGAGCTTATCTCCGCCCGGATCAATCACGTCCCCGGGGCAACGCTGGAATGGGCAACGCTGATCACGTTGATCGACGCCGCAAAGCGTGCCCATGGCGAGGCCGAGGCTATGCCATGCGCTTCCCCGGCTTAGAAATCCCCCCTCACCAAATCCCGCTCCCTAACAGGAATCCTATGTCCGACACCTCCGCCGATGACCTCGCCCCCGTGGTCATCCTCCCCAACACCGAAACCGTGGACCCGCTCAACGTCCGCGCCCATTCACGAGGCAACAAGATCACCATCACGATCCCCGATGAAATTTTGGCCCTGTCCGAGCTTATCGGCCACCCCGCCGCCGATATCGTGGCCGAACTTTTGGCCGCTCAGGTTGCCGGGATCCGCAGCAAGGCAAAGTCCGTTCTCTGGGAGACTATCTAATGCCTACCGCTATCATCCCCACGGTGATCATTCACCTGTACGAGCCGCCCAAGCCCATCGGATCCGGCGACCGCACCGGCGCCGCGTTCCGTGGCTACCACAAGACCAAGGTGAAGAACATCCAGTCCAAGGAGTGGGAGGACCACTACACCAGCGTATCCGGCTCTATCTGGGGCAAGGAAGCGGAATGGCTTATCCGTGACGGAGTGAAGGGTTCCATGGTCCTGGCCAGCGGCCCGGCCTATGTGGAGAAATGGAACACCGAGAAGAATGGTCCGGGGGCTGGCTTGCGGATTGAGGCAACGACCGCACGGATTCTGGACCGCAAGGAAGGCGGGGACGATGAACGGGCGCCTGCGCCTGCGCCTGCGCCCGCCCCATCCCGCCCACGTCCAGCGCCCGCCGCCGCTGACGACGAACCTCCGTTCTGATCCAAGACAATCCAATCCCCTCCCAGCGTGGTGCCGTGGAGGGGATTGGTGTTGAAAGCCCCGACCATCCCACGACGCGAAAGCGTGGACAGCCCTCAGCCCGAGGTTCATATCGGCGTAGACGGTGGCGCGGTTCAACTCCGTGGCGCGAAAGCGTGACTGGCTCCGAGGTCGTCTAGGTAATCCCCGCCCCCACCCGGCTTGCCGTGGTGGGGTTCTTGGGCAGGAGAATCAAGTCATGAGCGAATCGAGGTCATCAGGCGGTATAGGATTTTGCGGACTTCTTACCGTATTATTTATTGGACTAAAACTCACAGGATACATTGCATGGCCCTGGTGGTGGGTGCTGTCGCCGCTTTGGATCCCATTGGCGGTATTGCTTTCGCTGGCTGCCGTATTCTTTATTTTTATTTTCACCATCGGAACTCTATGTAAAATATTTAAGTAAAATGGCAGCCACCTGCGTCTACTGCCACAAGGCCATGGCCATCAGCCCACCTAAGGGAATGACGACATACCACGGACAATGCAGGCTAGACGCTATCCGCAAGGAGTGGCGGGATGCCAGCAAGGAACGGCGGGCGGTCCTAGAGACCGAGGCCGAGGCGATCAAGAAACACCAACCCACGGAGGCCACATGAGCGAAAGAATCCACAACCTGATCTATGGTAACTCCAAGGTGGGGACCGCGCCAAAAAGCACTAAGGCCCCGGCGCTTTCCTTCAGGTTTAATAACCAGGAGGTTAAATCCGGCGGAGTTACTTGTGAATACTATGGTACAGTCCTTTCATTTTCAGAAAGTAGGAACCCAATCACTGGATTGGTAACGCTTGAATTTGTTATTTACAAGGAAACGCCATGAGCCGAGCCCAAGGATGCCGCGCAGTACTGGAAGTCATGGAGGATGGAGGTTGGCACTATCTGCCGCACATCGCTACCGCCGCTGGTCTATCGCAGACCGGATGCTCTGCGCGTATCCGCGACCTACGGAAGGCCCCGCTATTCCTGCAAGTTGAATGCAAACCCGCGCCGATTCCGGGCCCATTCCTGTACCGGATCCCGTGCGCGGACATGGGTGTTGCTAGCCGGGCTCGCCAGATACTGGACGGCAAGGGATGACCACCCACCGCCCCCGCAAGTGTCGCGTCCTAGCCGTCCCTCCGGTGACGCTAGGCAAGAAAATCTACGCCGGGGCGTGGCAGTTGGAGGGGTGGTATCTGCGGGATTGGTGGAGGAGAAACAGGATGCTTGACATGCGGCGGAAAGCCGCACGATAGATGGACGCAGCCAACACGGAGTGAAAATGACCATTACATCCCAAGACCTTCCCGCAATCCTTGAACGTCACCGCAAGTGGCTGAACAAGGATCCGGCGGGAGAACGTGCCAACCTGAGCGATGCCAACCTGAGCGATGCCAACCTGCGCGATGCCAACCTGAGCGGTGCCAACCTGCGCGATGCCAACCTGAGCGGTGCCAACCTGCGCGGTGCCAACCTGAGCGATGCCAACCTGAGCGGTGCCAACCTGAGCGGTGCCTACCTGAGCGGTGCCTACCTGAGCGATGCCAACCTGAGCGGTGCCAACCTGAGCGGTGCCTACCTGAGCGGTGCCTACCTGAGCGATGCCAACCTGAGCGGTGCCAACCTGAGCGTGCCTACCTGCGCGGTGCCAACCTGAGCGATGCCAACCTGAGCGGTGCCAACCTGAGCGGTGCCTACCTGAGCGGTGCCAACCTGAGCGACGGTGAACAAGTTACGGCAACAGCATCAATCCAAT